GGGCGGCACGGCGAATTTGATGTAGCCGATTTCCAGTGTCGCGAAATCGAACAGCATCGTGGGATTCTTGAACTGCTCGCCTTTATCATCGACCCAGTTGCCATCGGCGTCCTGGGCGCGTTTGACGGTCTGCCAGAAGCCGACGCGGGTATCGTACTGTATTCTGCCTAAGAATTCACCCGAGGATTTCTCTGAGCCTGGTATGCCGAAAGCCATTGTTTCAACCTTTCACACTTTGCGCGGACCATCCGGGCCGTCCGCCTCGCCCATTACCCGTTAGGGTAACTCCATGTTGGAATACCAGCGGCCAGAGCCGCGCGTTTCATGTCGGCGGTCCCGCGACCACCCGGAAACGCGATGACCTCATCCGGTTTTCCTTCAACGATCATTTTTCGGTTTCGGATCGGCCCGGCTGCTTTCCCGTGTGTTTTCCAGTCCGCCGGAAATTCCACGACATCTATGCCTCGGGCCTTTGCCCAGTTGTAAGCCAAATGATCCGCTCCCGAGGCCGCACCAGAAATAACGCAGGATATCGGCCTGTCGGCGTGAACCGCGTCGAGATGAGCGGACAACAGGGCATCGTCTCTGAAATCACGGCCGCCGCATACCAGGAGCCTCATTTTAGCAGCAGCGCCCGGTATTCGTTATACGCCACCCGCGCCTCGTCCATCGCGTCGATGGCCGCCGCGTCGGCGCTTTCCTTGTTCACATGCTCCGCCAGTTCAATCGCGTCCTGACTGGCGAGATACAGTTCGTGCGCCCGCATTCCCGCGTCCGCCGCTGCCTTGCTGATTGGCGTGAACTTCATGTCATTGTCCCTTTCTGATGTATCTCTGTTATTTCCGCGAGCCATGTCGCGATCCACACGTTGACCGGAAGGCCGGCGTGATCGGCTGACTGTTTGACTTTGGTGGCGACCTCCGGTGACAGACGCAGCGTTACACGGGTGCATTCGCCATGGTACGGTGCCGTCGTTCGCCATCCTCGGCGGTTGTATGTGGCGGCACTCACTCCGGTGGCTCGACGCAGCCGACGCTTTCCAGTCCGGCGTCCCTGATCTGCGCCCGTGTCGCCGGGATCAGTTTCTCGCGATCGTAATAGTGATACGGCCCATTGCTCACGAACATGATGCCAACGCGAGGCGAGTCCAGGTCGATCACCATGCCGATCTCGCCGGTCGGCCAAACACGGACGAACAAGCCTGCCTCAAGATCGCGCGCCATCATCGACCCTTCCGCGTATAAACGCGGGGCGAATTAAAGATACTCAGCCCCGGTATCTCCCGCGCGCCGCCCTTAATGGCGGCCTTCACCGCGGCGTCGTTCACCATCAGGAACTGGCGCGGAACGAGGTCCGGGTGCGTGATTCCATATTCCCAGTTGTCGCTCAACCCGGCGACCGAGTTATGCACCGACCGCACCCGCGACAGTTCCGGCAGCGATGCCGTCGCCCGCGCCTCGGCCTCTTGCGCGGCCTGTAGCGCCTCGATGGCCACGTCATTGGTCACTTCGCCGTGGTCGTTCTGGTGCATGGCATCAAGCGCCGCCGCGGCGAGGCGTTGCGCCTCCCGCTCCGCCGCCTCGCGCTCGGCGCGGGCCTTGGCGGCGAGGAAGGCGGCGATGCGCTGCTCGATGATCGGCAGCAGGTTGGCGAGCGGATCTGAGATTGCCTTCGCGGCACCGTCTATGAGCCGTTGGGCCTGCAAAACCGGGGCTTTGATGGCGGATCTGGTTTTGTCGCAATCCGCGATCCCGGCCTTGACCTGCTCCCTGAAATCCGTGGCGATGCCGCAGATGTGCTCATCCGCGATGCCGTCCTTGGTGGCTACCAGGAACCGCTCGTAACGGTCGCACAAGACGACGGCGGCGGCGCGGTGACTGGCATACTGTTCGTCCAGGTAGTCCGTCAGCAGGTTCGGGTCCAGCGCCGAGGCGAGATCAACGCGCGGGCTGTTCAATCTTTGCGCGGTGGCGAGGTCCGCTCCCATCTCTCCGGTCAGCATGTCGTTACCTTTCTAGAATGTAGTTACGCGGCGAATATCGACTCGCTCACCCGGCTTGTCGGCGGGATGATCGCGCAAGCGGAAATACTCGGCGTCGGTGCATCGCTCGCCGTAGAGCCACACATCCTCGACTGGCGCCGACTGATAGCCGATCTCGGCCTGCAGGATGCCCATGACGGACCAGATCCTTGCCGCGCACCAGGGTCCGCCACGGGTCACGCGAATCTTGAAGCGGCCCGGTTCCGGACGATCCACGCGGCGGCTTTCTTGCTTCTGATCAGCCATCGACTCGGCCCTTCCGGTAGTCCACCTTCAACCCCAACGCCGCGAGGATACGCGGCCCCGGCGGCGCGCGTCCGTGCAGCACCTGATGCGCGTAGGAAGGGCTGAAACCGTGCTGCCGCGCGAACTCGCGTAGGCTGCCGGCGGCGTCGATGCGGTTTCGTAGCAGAGTCAGGAGCGCGTCTTTGTTCATGCCGGTCACGTTAAGCGTTTAATGAACGGTGGTCAACCTCCAATCACCAGAACTTCACCACGAAATGCGTTAAAACGACGGCGAACACGATCCATGCCATCGCAATCAGCGAGAATATAAGGATCATGCCGGCGATCTGCATGATCTCAAGCGGACGGTTTCGGGTCACGCGCCACTCTCCGGTTCGCGCCACAAATCCACCTGCCGCGCGAGGTCCGGGTCTTCGGGTATCGGATCAGCGAACAATGGCAGATCGCCGCCGCCCCATCGTTTCATGCGATGTTTTATGTCGGCGGCGTATTCCGCCTCGCGTTCGATCAGGACGGCGTTGAAGCCTTCCAGCATGGCTGCTTCACCCGTACTTCCCGAGCCGGCGAAGCAATCCAGCACCGTGCCACCGGGCGGCGTGACCATTCGGACGAGCCAACGCATCAGGTCGATGGGCTTAATTGTCGGATGAAGTGAGCCGGCTCTGTCGCTCGCATCCGCCTTACTTGAATAAAAAAATCGCGAGGCGGTGCCGGCGTCGCCGCGAGGCTCATGCGGTCTATGCTCTCCGAAGTCACCATATATGCCCTTGGATAGCTTCTCGCCATGTTCTGGCCCGACATAGCGTTGCTGTCCTGGTGCATTACCAAAAGCGGCGAACGCGGCCTCGACCTCGGGCGATCCGTCGTGGACGAGATTGGCCGGCCAGCGCCCCAGACCGGCCGCGCGATCAACCGCCTTAAACCCCCAGGCGCCTTCCGTGCCGGCCGTATCCATGCCGTGCCCGTCGCGGCCCGCTATGCCGGCTTGTAGCGGATCGGTGGCGCCTAACGGTATTCGTGTCGCGTCGATGTTGATGCCGCCTGTAGAGTGCTTCAACACATTGGCCGCCACCGTCCTCTCGCTCAACGGTCGTCTCGCTACGGCAATGATTTCCATGGACGGCTTCAACGCTGTTCCCCAACCGTTCCATTGCTTCGCGGCGTCGGTCGCGGGGGCGGTTTGCTGATGGTATGCTTCAACCTTTTCAGGATCATCCATCCATGGCCTGGCGAAACCGCCTTCGCCTCCCATGGTTCCCTTGAACGATTGAACACTCGACATATTGCCTCGATTGGCAAATCCTTCGTGCCCTGGCTTGATGCCAACAACCTCCCGCTCCGCTCCCGCCGCGCGGTCGATCGCTTTTGATATGTCTAAACTTTTTGGGAAGCCACTATTGCCAGTAGGGAACGCTACTCCGCCGCGAACCGCGACAAAGGCACCGGTCGGCACTCGCAGACACCAGACTTTTCCGGTGTGATGGAATGGCACAATCCGCACCACAGCGGAGTGATGGCCGCGCCATGCTCGTATGCCTTGTGTTCGGCATTGGTCGCGAACAGCATCAGGTTCCGCGAGGAATTCCTGGTCGCATCGTGGTCCCTGTGATGCACCGTCTCGATCCTGGTCAACGACCGTCCGACGGCCCTCGCCACCACCAGCCGATGCTCCATCACGTAACCATCCTTCCGCGCCATATCCAGGAACATCTGAGG